GGAACTTCGAGGTCATCAGTATGCCTTTCTGACGGCATGGCCATTCTCCACGAGTAGATCGCAGATCTTTACGCCCTCACTGGTCTCCAACGCCCCCAGGAACCGGCCATATTTGCCCTGTGCGGTCCCGCGAAAGGTCTGCACGATGACTTCGTCGTCTTCCGTGTATCGTGCCAGCAGGTTTCTCAGAGCGAGTTTGCTGGCCAATCCGGCTTCACGCTCCGCACCACGAACTTCTGGTGCGTTCAGGCCGACCCCGTCGCTCATGCAGCACCTTATTCTTTCAACGACTTCAACGTTAAAACCGAGGCGGATACGCAAATCGACGGTATCCCCATCCACGATTTTTAAGACGGTTGCCTTGAATCGGTAGTCCACTCCAGGATTCCCCGCTGCAAGAGACACGGCAATTCGATCACGTCGGCGGGCGACATCGATGCGGCATCGACTTCGATTTCGACCCCCGCGTGCTTCAAGGCGCTAACAACGAACTCACTACAAAAAAACCGGTCCTCGTTCGTGTCACGTTTGATCTTTAACAGATCGCAGATACGGCGTGTGACCAGGCTGAAGGTGCGAACGAACTGCCAGGGGCTGGCGTAGCGTTTTCCCCAGTGCCGCAAGGCAAACTCGCAGAGCTCAAACCGCCGCAACTTCGAGTGTGGAAACCGAAGCTGGTACCACCAGATCTTCCGGCCTTCTCGAAGCAGCGTGCTGATCGGAAACACGCGGACCCCGTGTCCCTCCAGCGCCTCGATCACGCACAGGCGACCGTAGAAACGGATCGCGATCCCGACGTGACTGATCCGGCTGCGGGTGACCAGGCTGATCAACTGGCTGAAGATCGATGTGCGGACGTAGCCGAACGCCAGCACGTCACCGTTATTGATGTCGTCGCGTACTAACGAGTAATCCATTACTCTACTCGACCTCTTTTACACCGGTCACTTTCAATTGGCCGTCGACTGTCTCGACGGTGATATCGAATTCAGTTTCGGCAGGTTCCGCAGGAGCCACGACGGCGGGGGGCTGGACATCTACTGGCCGCGACTGTGAGGATGAAATCGCGTTCAGAAAATTGCTGGCTCCCAGCACTCCCGCGCCGCCGAGACCCATGAGGGCTGCGGTGAGCAAACTCGTCTTGACCATGCCAGGCCCACCCTGGATCACGGTCGTCGTTTCGCCAGGGTAGGTGCCAACGTCGTAGCTTTCGTCGAGGCCAGCGTCCCGCGCGAGAGCCTTGCGGCGGATCTGTAGGCGATTTGCCACGTCATGCATCCACATGTTCAAAAAGCGATTCCGCCCCTTCAGATGGGCCGACATCCCCTCTTCGATTACCGGTGATGGCATTCAAAAACTCCACGTCGAGTTGGCGCAATTCGAGCCAGGCCTGTTTTGCCGCCTCGCCAAGGCGTAGGGCAACGATGACCAATTCACGATCCCGACCGGCCTCATCAAGGCCGAGCAGGCGATCCGCTTCAGCCTCGAAATCCACTAGGCCGACGGTCCATCTTTCGACTGGATCAGCACTCGACTACCAAACGCCTCGGCGGCGTCCACCTCGGCGTAAACCTTGCCGAAACTGCGATCCAGCATCTGAAGAAATGCGTTGTTCGACGCACTCGCTTGAGCCAATCGTTCGCCAGCGCTCGCTTCAAGCAACGCCTGCAGGTCAACACTACTTGCCATCGGTCTTCTCCTTGTTCGGCGCGATCTTCACGCGGATCACCGCTTTGAAGTTGTCGCGCCAGTCTTCGAGTGAAATGAGCCGATCGTTCAGCCCGGTATCCGTCGAGCCAACCGGTCCCGGTTCCCCCCGTGGCCCAGGAGGACCGGGAGGACCGGGAACCGGCGACTGTTTACTAAGCAGTTTTTCGAGAGCCGCGACACGCGCCTGCAGCGCCTTGATCTCTCGAGTGCGATCGTTGTCTCCCCAACCGGTGCCGAGGGCGAGCGGTTTGGCAACGCCTGGCGGCGGAAGGAAGACCGCCTTGATTGCCGTTTCCGCGTCAGCGAGGAAGGCCAAAAACTCCTCGTGACGGCACCCGTAGACCCATTGGTCGTCAACCCCATGAGTCATGACGGTGACGAGATCGGCCCCGATGAAGACCCCGCCACCCGAGTTGCCATTGCGGAACTTGCCAGCTTCGACCGCGAACACCCATCGGTCACCGGTCAGGTTGGAAAACTCTTCTCTGTTTGAATAACGCAGCCGCAATCGTTCCGGCCCCGAGCCTTCAGGCCACCCGCATCCGGTGATCGGACCCGCAGGCAACCGTCGCGGAACTCGAACGTGAGCGATTGGCTTGTCGATCTTGAACAACGCCAGGTCACGTTTCTCATCGACGAATAGCCACCGGCCTTTGCCCTTGGTCTTGTTGTCGTAGCCGACCCAGTTGAACTTGCGGTCGACTTTGGCACAGTGACCGGCACCGACGCCGTAGCCGTCCGCAGTGATAACGGTTCCAGAGCAGCCATCGACCTGGATACTGGCACGCACCCACACCGGTTCTTCGGCCACCGCCGTTGCGGCGAGAATCAGGAAGAGAGCCAAAGATCGACCACTTTGAAGCCAACCGGTATCAACACGCCAAGAATTCCGGCGAGCGTTCGCATTTCGGTACGCAGCTTGGTGATCTGCGTGACCAGCGAATCCTTGCCGTTGCCACGATAGATCGTGTTGTCGATCGACGTGAGTCGCTGGCTGTGAGCGTCGAGCGTTTTCCATAGCTGGCCATCGAATCCGTCCTGGCCGAGTTCGACCTTCAGACGTTCCTCTATTCGAAGGAGTCGTTGTTCCAAGTCATCCATGACAAAAAAACCCGCGCGGTCCTTCGGGGGACTCGCGCGGGCTGGTTACCGATTCGCGATCAACTGTCGTCATCATCTCCGTCACCGTCACGGTTGTCAATCAGAAACGGCGGATGATCGATGTAGACAATGCACCGGTTCAAACGTTCTAGCTTTACGGTCACACGAATATCACCGACACGGGTCGGAACATTTGGTTCTGCGATTACGACAGTGCGAGGCATCAGTTATCCGCCAGGGTCTGGAACAGGGTCGCCACCAGGTCTGGGAGGTCGTGTAGCTGAAGGCTGACGAGCCAGGGCTGATGGTCGCCCCGGTGGAGAACGACGGCCACACGCCCGTCTGCGGCGTCCTCGACGGCCTTGGCAACGACTCGCTGGACGTTGGTGCGGGCGGTTCGTTTCACCTCGAACGAGACGCCTGGCTGGCCGATGATGTCGTCACTTTCGTCGGATCGACCGCAGAACTGCTGCGATCTACGCATCTCGACGCCGAACAGTTTCGACCAGACTTTCGCGGCTTCCAACTCTCCGCGTTTTCCCTTGTTGCGGCTATTGATCATTTTCGTACTCCATGACGCATCGGCCCAGATACTCAACGACTTGCGGGACGACGGCGTTGCCTAAACCTCTAAGTCTGTCCACCCGAGCGGGTATCCCATGAGCCACTCGACCCACGTCGGGTTCAACTGCCCACTGCTTTTGCGATCTTCTTCGGGAATCTGCGAGTAGATCCGGCGTGGCAAAAGTTCTGTCCGGTCCCGGCGACTCCCATCCGGGTTGACGGATTCCATTGCCATCCCCGGAGTGTCCTTCCAATCGCGGCTCGTTGGCGTCGGGAACATCTGAACCACCTGTTCGAGACCTCTTTGCACCAGTTGTCCCGTCGCTTTGTTGTAAAACCGCTGGTTCGGGTGCGTCGGGGGTTTGCCGTCCTTGTCGACCACCTCGGTGTGTTTCCATCCCGGTGGGTTTGCTGTTGGCGTCGGGAACACCTGCACCGCTGACAGCAGATTCGGCCCGCCGCTGCCTTTCCGATTCCGTTGGTCTGCTCCTCTCGTCGCATCTGACGATTGCGGCGTTGGCCAATCGCCCGACGAGCCAGACCCGGTCACGCCGGTGGGGCGCGCCAAGACTGGCAGCTGGTATGCAGTGGTATTCCACACGGTAGCCGAGCGAGGCCAGGTCTCGGAGAACGGTTCCAAACAATCCGCCTCGTCGTCCCACTGGATCAACCGCTGAGAGCAACCCTGGGACGTTTTCACCCAGCACCCATCTGGGCTGGAGTAACGTGCAAATTCGGAGAAACTCGGGCCACAACCATCGGTCATCGCGAAATCCCTTTCTTTCAGAAGAGGCGACCGATACCGGTTGGCAAGGCCACCCACCGCAGATCAGGTCCACCGCCCAGTCCTCAACGGGATCGGGCGGAAATGTCTTCACGTCGTCCCATCTCCTGGCATCCGGCCAGTGCTTCGCCAATACCTGCTGGCAGAACTCGTCCTGCTCCACCTGCCAAGCGATCTCGAAGTCGGGCGATGCCATTTGCAGGCCCAACTCAAAACCACCGATACCGGAAAACAAGCTGCCGACCTTCATTCGTCGCCCCTCGCTACTGCTTGAAGTGTCGAGTCAAAAAGCCGGAACAGACTGTCCCGGTTGAACTCCGTCATCTCGCACAGACGTTG